GTGGGTGTCAGATTGCGTTTTCCGGAAGTTTGTCGAGGTAGTCAATTGCCGCATACAGTCCCTCAGTGGTGTAGGGGAAAAGCTTCTCATAGCAGTGAGCTGGATAGTGGTTTCCGCGCTTGCGGTAGTCCCTACGGAGTTCTTCGTCGGTCTTCTTGATTTCCCAGTGGACGCGGATTACTCTGTGAATGTCTCCCGTACGTGTGGTGTACACGTCGAGGTTCTTTGTGATGCGGAGCTTCTTCTTGGTGCCCATCATGTTATCGAAGATTTCGAAGAGGTTGAAGCGGAGGTTTTCGGTGGTCATTTTCTTTGTCCTTTCCTTGTTTGGTTGATAATTACATAATACACTACTATTGAGTACGACACGCCGGGAAAAGAAAATGCCCGCCGAAACAAATCAGCGGGCATAATGAGAACCGTTATCACTAAGCGAACTTGACAGGCACTAGCGGGAACGCCTCAGCACCAAACGTCGAGACAACAAGAGGCCATGTGACATGCAACGCGGATAATCCATCACTCCAAACACGTGCGATAGGCACAGTTTCAAACAGTCCGTCCTCAACGGTTGGGCGTCGCACACTCCAATCGCAAGCCCCGTCACAGTAGAGCAGTGTTCCGGTTTGAGTGAGGTAATAGCCGTCTTCTGTGGGCATTTCCTGTATTGTCATCATGTTTTCCGGGAAAAGGTAATCGAGTGAGTCTTGCAATGCTTTCATCTCGTTTCCATCCCGGAAACTTAGCTCCACCTTCCACCCGTCTTCCGTCGTAGTAGCGTCCAAGTCTCGCAGTGAGTTGATAACAATGCTTTCAGGGTTCGTGTACGCTGTGACCTTAATCATTTTTGTCCTTTCATTCTGAAAACGGGGTAATGTTTACCCGAGTTAGTGGTAGTGCGGCTTTAGTTAATTGTTCGATGACATTATGCCAATGTTTCTCGTTGATTAAATGCAAGTTGGGTATCTCACGCGCCAAGTATGGTGTAGTTGAGTCTTTGAATCGTATGACGCTCCACCCCCATTCGTCCTTTAAGAGCAGTATTCCAGTTTGCGAGAGGTAATACCCTTCTTCTTTTGGTTCTCTGAAGTTTTCGTCTACTGTGACGTTTTCGGGGAAAAGATTATTTAACTCGTTTTGGAATTCTTTCAAGTCTTCCCAGTTGTTGAATTGCAGTCGCACGGTGTTCGTGAGATAGGTTTTGCCTTGTTTTGCTCCGTAAATGTCCAGTCTTTCGCAGTCTGCGAATGATTCGTGTTTTACTTCTATTGACATTTCATGTCCCTTTCATTTGTTGGTTATTTTACATTATCGATTATACATGATTACGGACGCGACACGCCGGACTCAATCTGAAAGCCGAAGAGATCAGTTCCCGACTGCATCGCTTGAGTAAGATTCCGCATATTCCGTTCCGCGTTCGTGACGGGCTTGCGCGACTGTGGCGGGTCTGGACGGTATTCGTCATTCCATCGTTCACCGTTGAGCCATGTGGCGAAATTGGGTATAAAACGGGTTTCCGTATTGGCGCACTGTGCGGCGAATGACTGCACCTTGGCCATGAGAAAGGCACTGTTAATGCCTACTTTTGCTTTACGCCATGCCTTGTAAGCGGCCATCTTCGCCACATGCTTCGGGTAGATTGTCCACAGTTGTTCGAATGCGTTCGGGTATTCCTCGCGCTTATGTGGCGATGGTTCTGTTGGTGTGGGTTCGTGTGTGGGTTCTACCGTGGTAGTCGATTCTGGAGCTTGGTAAAGCGTTTTGTCAAGCATGTCAGGTTGGAGTGGCTTAATAGATTCCTCGTCCATCACGACATAGTAGACGTTGCTCGTATTACCCCCATTATCAAGCTTTCGCTTGCTGATGACAATAAGCCCCTTTTCCTCAAGCCCTTTCAGAGCCTTTATCACGGTTGGCTTACTGAGCATACTCGCGGTGCTGAGTGTTGCTAGCGAGGGGAAGCACTTGCCGTTATCGTCTGTCCTGTCTGCCAGTTCCAAATAGATTAGCTTCTCGTGGGCGTTAGAGAAGTGCTTGTTTCGCATTACCCAATGGCGCACCGCCATAAAACCTTGATTGTTTGTCATAATTTTTAGTTTACTCTGATTTGCGGAAAATTGCAAGTTGGACATATATTCTTAATTGGTTCTTCTTAAAAAGTTGGTTCTCCTTAAATGGTTACACTTAGGGTCAACGACGTTTACCACCTTTGTAAAAGATTTTTACAAGGGGTCATGCAATGTCGTTTACAAGGTCGTTTAATGTCATTTCCTACGCGACACAGACAATTAGACAAAGTCCGCCCATTGTGGTATTATCAAAAATATGGAATACAAAACAGCCAAGGAATTAGCCGCCGAATGGAGAGTAACCCCCGAATCGGTGCGCCGGTGGGCACGAATCGGAGCTATCGAATGCGTCCGCGTCGGTAAGCTTCTACGTTTCCCCATTGACGCCACACCCGATTTTAATATCATCAATAAGAAAGGACCCAAAACCAAGTGAGTAGGTTAACCGCTGAAGGTGAAATTGAATGCGCGTTGAAAGCGCACATCACCCAGATGCAGGATTATGACCTTGCCCCACTGCAAGAGCAAATAGAGGCATTCCGGAAACCGAAACGGAAACGTCCACTAACCGCTCAACAGCGTGAGCTTGAACGGGCACGTAAACGCCGCTACTATCAAGCCCACCGTGAGGAACGGTTGCAACATGACCGCGAACAATACGCGCGAATCAAAAAAGAATATCCCAGAAAATACGAGGAACGTTTAGCGCAGATACGCGAATATAAGCGTTCGAAACGATTGGAGCAAAACAAATGAACGACCCTATTATGCTAATCGAACACGGTAGGCTCACCGGCGACCCTGAATTGAAGACGACGAAGACGGGTAAGCAGATTCTGCAATTCACCGTGGCCGGTAACGGTTCGCACAAGGATAAGCAGACAGGCCAGTATGTGGATGACTGCCAGATTTTCATCCGTTGCACGGAATGGGACGTTAACCGCGCTCAAGCCCTGCAAAAAGTCTTGCACAAGGGCAGTGAAGTACGTTTGGAAACCGCTTTCAACTACACTTGCGCGACGGATAATAACGGACAGCCACGAGTGTATTTCGATGCTCGATTCCCGAAGATTACCGTGTATCCGCCCCGTCCGCCGAAGACTCAGCAACAGCAGACGACTAATAGTCCGTCCAATTTCGACGATTTCGGCAATAGTGACGCTTGGGGTGAAACCGCATTTTGAAAACCAAAACGTTAACGTTTAACGCGTATGGCATGACTCCCGCGCCTAAAGGTAGTTACCGTTTCGTGCGGGGGCACGCCATCCCAATGAGCAAACGTGAGAAGCCATGGCGTGGTCTAGTGTCTGATAATGCGCGTATTGCAATGACTCGGGAAAAGTTCACACAGTTTGCCAAGGACGTTCCCGTGTCGGTGCGTATCACGTTTTTCATGCCGCGTCCTAAAACCGTGAAACGTCATATGCCTACCGTTCCCCCAGACATTGACAAACTGTGCCGTGCCATATTGGACGCCTTGACTGATGCTGGAGTGTGGGTGGATGATAGTCAGGTGGTTGACCTAGGCGCAACCAAAATCTACACGTCCGGTATACATGTTGGCGCGCATATCACAGTAGAAGGGTTAGCACATGAGGAAGATTAAGCATAATATCGGTCATATTCTCGGCAACATCGTGGCCATGCTGTTGCTAGTGTCTTTTACGCTGATGATGATTCTTATCTGCGTACTGTTGTTGAAAACCATTTTAAGCGTGGTGGGCTTATGCGTCTGACGTGGAAACAGCTGGAAGCGTTGAGTATCCCGCATAATTCTACGCCGATTGATTTGAATGACCCTGAGATTAAAACCATGATTGCGGAATGCCGTAAGCCGCATAGTGTGCAAATGGAATTGGAGGACTTTGACGATGGGTGTTAAGAAAGGAATGGTTAACAATCCGACAGGCAAGGGTGGTTTCGGTGATCATCCAGAGAACGCGTGTAATGGTAGGTGGAGGAAAGAAGACTCATACACCTATAACGTTAATAAGTTTGGCCGCATGACGGATATAGAACTTCAAGAAATTATTTTGAAGTCCAAAGCGGGTGAACTTACCCAATTCCAGCAAGCCGCGTTGAAAACCGTCCTTGACATTAAGAAAGATGAAGGTTGGAAGAAGCTTGTAGATACCGTTGATAGGGTTGACGGCAAGGCTTTGCAACCGGTTGAACAGACGGTTAACGGCTATGTTCCACCAACTATTAATATCGAGTTTGTCAAAGGTGATGAAGATGAAGAATGATTTTTGGACTGTGCGAGAATGGCTTGAATTTGTCCAGCATCCAGCGGAAGACATGAGTTATGCAACGGTTCGTTTTGGCCGGTTCCTGTGGAATAATTGGCGGCTTACGCGCGGCTCGAAGACTATCCGCATGGTGAGACGTAATATCAATGGCGTCCGCTCCGGATTGATGAAAGCATATCCACGTAGCCAAAAGGCGTATATACTCCGTATGTACATTGTTTGGCGTGAGAAAGATTTCAACCGTCGCTATATCGGCTGATTTTTGCGACACGCTGAGTTGCATTATCGCGCAAGACAATGTATATTATTTCTTGTCAACAGGATTGACGTCCATCTATATATAAATAATTTAATACCCGTCTAGGTTTTTCTTTTTTTCACTAGACGGGGCTGGAACGTTGCGCGAGTGGTTTAAGCGGGTACCCTGCTAAGGTGCTAACTGGCAACGGTTCGGGGGTTCGAATCCCTCACGTTCCGCAATCCTAACGTGAGCCTAGGATACGCGTTAGGCGGTTGGGCACACTACCATTGCAGTGACTCAAACGAAATATTAAGTGGCGGCTAGCGGGCACGGTCGATAGTGAGGTAACATGTGCTCTCCGGCCAACGGCTGGCAGTCGATAGGATGGCGGCGGTAAGCGCCAATATCCAAGCTGACCAATTTTCCCGTGGTGTAATGGGTAGCACGGCAGTCTTTGGAACTGCTTGTTTTGGTTCGAGTCCAGACGGGAGAGCGAGACGTAATGGAATACGCCGAAATGCTCCCAGCCTGAAGCACTGGCTGGCATGAGATTGCAACTTATGCGTGTGATAATCTCATGGCATGTAAAGTAAAATCACAGCCCCTCTAATCGCGCGAGTAGAGTGGCGTTTCCATATCAATTACTAGAATACGTGGTATGAAGATTCCAGATGATTACGTTAGCCTTTTCTGGTGGACTCACTCACGCACCCCGTCCGCCAGATATTACGTTTTCGAGGGTGGCCGTAGCTCCGGCAAAACCACTACCATATGCCAGTCGTTAGTATTGCGTGGAGCTGTCCATCCTATTCGCGTATTGTGTGCTCGTGAGTTTCAAAACTCCATTAACGAATCTGTGAAGAAGAGTCTAGAGGACTCTATACGCCTGTTAGACCTTGGCGGGTACAGTATCACGAAAGATGCGATAGAGCACGAGAACGGTACTAGCTTTGTGTTCAAGGGCTTGCATAATGATCCCGAAACCACCGTTAAAGGTTTGGAAGGTATTGACGTTTGTTTCATCGATGAAGCGCAATTCATCTCGAAGCATTCATTGGATATTCTTCTGCCGACTATCCGCAAGGAAAACAGTACGATTATTTTCGCCATGAACCCGCTGACACCTAAAGACGAGGTTATGCAACGCTTCGTGTGGGATGCGAACGAGCAAGTCAAGGCGCGAACCATCCATAAGCACGTCACCTATCGAACCGCGCTCAAGGCTGGACTACTGCCGCGTGAAGTATTGCAACAAGTCCAAGAGGCTAAGGGGTCGCCAGATTTCGCGCACATCTGGGAGGGTAAACCGACCGATAACGTGCTTAATCGTATTATGTCGTGGCAACAATTGCAGTCAGCTGAAACTACTATCATGCCTGACGGTGGCATAACCTTTGGTGTTGACGTTGCACGACTTGGAGCCGACAGGACAGCCGTAGCAGTCAATAGGGGCGGCACTATTATCGATTTAGTCAGTTGGAACCACACGCGTTTAACGGACTCGGCGCAGACCATTAGACAACTGGCAGACCGATACAATCCAGTCGCCATTAATATTGATGACTGTGGTGTTGGCGGTGGTCTAACCGACATGCTTATTGCTGACGGATTACCCATTCAGCCGATTAATTCCGCGTCACGAGCTAAAGACAACACGAAATATCCCAACATCAATAGCGAAATGTGGTTTACTTTCGCTGAGAAACTAGTAGCCGGTGACATACATTTCATTCATTCACTGCCTGATAAAAACGACTTGTTCGAAGAATTAAGCACGCGTGAATGGAAACTGACCACGAAGAATCAACGTCAGGTGCAAGCGAAAGCGGATTACAAGACGGCAAATAATGTTGGCTCGCCTGACCTTGCGGACGCTACACTATTGAGTGTGTACACGCCGGTTAAGTTGACAAGTTGGGATGTTGAGGTATTATAGAGAACGCCGGTAAAGCTTTAGTCCTTTTTCTTTACCGGCGGTTGGTTGATTGGTAAGCCCTCGCTGGGATGGCGGGGGCTTTCCTAGTATAATGGGAACCGTTATCAATAAGCCTATTGAAAGACGGTAACATTGTCTAAACTCGGATATAAAATCAGAAGTTTCTTCACGCGTCCAACGTCCCCCGCATTGACTGAAGGATGGACTAGGGTTAGCGGCAGTGGAACGCAAGTGATTCCACCGTATGACGCTTACGCGCAGATTTTCCCATATTCCAACGCCATTGCTGGACGTTTCGCAACTATCATCCCTTATGCGGTTGACGCTCAGGGCGAGCGTATCAACCCGGCACCACCAGCGCTTAAAGCATTGTACGCGCCTAATGACCAATTTTCTTGCCTTGAATTCCTGAAATTCATCGCCAATAGCATTCTCACCCAGTCGCATCTTGATATCCTAATCTGGACGAATCAAGGCGGATATATTCAGCCGGGCGGCGAGATTACGCCGGACAATATCGCTGGTTATACTTTCCTCCCACAAGATAGTAGGCAGTGGGATAGCAGTCATACGACTTGGACGCATCGCGTCACCATGACCATTAACGGACGTTTGGAAACCCGCACTTTTACCCGGAATGAGACTATCGCGTTCAGCTATTCCACTCACCCGCTCGACCCGTCGCGTGGCATCAGTCCCGCGCAGACCATCCGCAAGTGGGCGAACGTTGACGACATGATAGCGGATTACGAGCGTGGCTTCTTCGCCAACGGCGCTGTCCCCGCTGGCATGATGGGCATTGTGTCCGCTACCGCCGACGATTTCACCCGCACCAAGAATCAGCTTGAGCAGGCGTTCCAAGGCGCCGGACGCAATAACGGCGTGGTCTATAACATGATTCCGGTTGACCCGCTGTCTGGTAAACCGTCCGATACGGGGAAACTTGTGTGGGTTCCTTTTCAGCAGGCTAATAATTCGCTTGACTTGTCCAGCCTTAACGATGTGGTAAACAATCGACTTGCAAGCGCTTTGGCCGTGCCGGATATTGTGCGCGGTATCGATAATGGCCAGACCTATGCCAATGCGGAGCAAGCGGAACGCGCATTCATTGAAAACACGTTGAAACCTTTGTGCATGACGGTGTGGGACAAATTCCAGTTCGAACTTGACCGCATTACCGGCGGACTCGGCTACGGCATTAATTTCACTTTGGACATTCCTGCGCAAACGGACGTGCGCAAGGTACAGGCAGACACTCAGGCCGTGCAGGTCGAGACCCTTATCAAGCTTATCAACGCGGGGGCGAGCGTGGAAACCGCTGTCAAGGCCTTGCACTTGCCCGACGAATATAGTGCGCTTGAGTTGGAGCCCACTCCGTCTCTTTTCATTAAGTCTGAAGCCCCGCAAGTCTCCCCGCAGATTGTGCCACAGATTCAGGCATCGAAAGATGATGGCGTTAAGACGGAACCGGTGAAACCGGACGTGGAAGAATCAACAGTAAGCAAGGCAACTAAGCTAGTCCGCAAATACTATCGTAACCTAATTGATCTTAATCTAGCGGCGCACAGTTTCGCTAAGACAGAAGTGGACAGTGGGGAGATTCAAGCAGAACTCGTAGACGGCCTTTTCTCCGTCTATGGGCCGGAAATAGTCGCATACGCCAACTCGACAGGCAAGACGATTATTCAAGCCATGCAGGAACTAGCCAAAACTAACCCGGACATTGCCAAGATTTTGGACGCTTGGACGCCCTCGCAGATTGCCCAACTTGTCGGCTGGGAGTCACTGCCGGAAACGTTCGAGAAGGCGTACCGGAAGCAATTGACAAAGACAGTGGCCGCTGTGACGGGTACAGCCAATAAGAGCATTGCCAAGATTATCGCGCAAGGCATCAAAGACAAGCTAGATTATAAGGAACTTGTACACCAATTGTACGGGTTGCTTGACGATGACCGTGCCGAACTCTTGGCCGGGAATGAACTGCGGAATGCGGAACGCCTAGGAAACCTCTATTCCGCGCAGAATCTCAGCAAGAAAACCGGCGTGACCTTGAAAAAGGTTTGGCATACTAGCGGCCTTGACGCTGGCAGTGAGCAAAAACCGTGCCCGTTCTGCGAGCATATGAATGGCAAGGTGGTCGGCCTTGCGGAAAGCTTCATGGACGAGGGTGATTCCGTGGATATTGACGGTGAAACATTCACCAATGACTATGTTTCGATGGTTACTGCGGCGGCTCACCCGCGCTGTCGTTGCACGCAGACTTACGAGGTGGCGTAATGGAAATCAAGTGCAAGAAGTGCGGAAGGTTTTTAGGCGAGACGGAGCATAGTATCCGCCTTATGCTCAAGTGTCCTAACTGCCGTGCCTATCTGCTCTATCACATCACCATGCTTAGTGAGAATCATTCTCATTAATAGTGTTAGAATCAGTGTAGAGCAATAAAGCCCCGTAAGGACGCTCAAAACGTAAGGAAATAGGAATGCAACAGACACTCACATGCGACGCGAACAATGTCAGCAGTGACGGCCACACGTTGACGTTCCTTGCCAACTCCGGTACGCGCATGACCAATGGCTACACGGTAGACCTTGCAACACTGCAAGCCCCCGTGAACGACGGCCAACTCAAGCTCGTAGCCGACCTGACCGACTCCGACCGACTGACCTTGCCACTACTGCTCGACCATATGCCGAGTATCACGGCTCAAGTCGGTATCATCGAGAAACTTTGGTTTGATGATGACGGATTAATGGCTCAGGCTCGACTAAGCGACAATGAGCAAGGCCAGAACGTGCAACAGTTGGCAAGTGAAGGAATGCTAACGAACTCTTTCAGCATCACAATCGACTTCGACAATGACCCCGACGAAAACGGTGTAATCCATAACGCCGAACTAGTCGAAATCAGCGTGGTCTATCGAGGTGCCGACAGTAAAGCCGTATTCCGTAGTCTAAACAATATCGAAGGAAAAATAATGGAACTCAAGAACAATCTCACCAAGGATGAAGCACAATCCCTGATTGACCAAATCACGGACGCTATCAATGGACTGACCGAAAAGAACGACGACAACACCGAGCCAGAAGAGCCGGTACAGTCCAATGAGGCAGAAAATAGCAAGGAGGGTGACACCGTGGCTAATGGTCGAACCAATATCATCATCAACAGCGCGGGCGGTGCACGTCAGTCTCTCGCCAAGACCAGTGACCCGCTGAAGGACTGGCTGAAGAGCGAGGACGCCACCAAGGCTTACGAGCAGGCATTGTGGCGTGCCGATAATCAGGGCGTGCAGGGCTTCAAGACTGCTTGGCGTGAGGAACTGGCACGCCACGCCTATGCTGACAATGCTTCTATTGATGAAGCTAGTGTCGGCAAGCTTGTCCCGACAAGCGTTATTACTGAGATCGAAGACGTTCTCAACAAGGCTAGCGAACTGTGGCCGCTGTATCGTAAGCTTGATGTGGACAGCTTCACCGTTGGCGCTCAGCTGGCAGGCTTGACCGATGACACTCGCGCCCACGGCTACAAGGTTGCCGGCTATGGCACCAGCAAGAAGACTCAGAAGTTCAATCTGGTTGAGCGCAAGCTTGCCGCAGACTTCGTGGTCAAGTACGCCGTGCTCAACAAGGGCGACATTAGGCGTACCGATAAGCCGGGCGCACTCGTGAAGTATCTGCTGGCCGAGATGCCGAACTACATTCTGCACGCTATCGACCGTCAGATTATTCTTGGCGGCTACACCGACATGGACTTCTTCCGCTCCGTGCAGACCGATGCTAAGGACACTTCCAGCGAGTTCGCGGGGAAGAATTTCGTTCTGAGTGCGGTCGAGGGTGCTCGTGCTAATCTCGTGCTTGATGTGGTTGGCCTTGTATCCAAGATTACCGCCACCGGTACCAAGGTGCTCGTGCTTAGCCCCGATACCAAGATGGATATTATCACCGCGGCTGATGGCATTGGCCGTCCGCTCGTCGGCTACGGTAATGATAATCTCGCCGCCTACCTTGGCGTGGATAAGGTCATTACGCCGGACTGGTGGACTGAGACCGATGATGCTACGACCCGTGCCGTGATTATCGTGCCGGAAGCCTATGGCGTGGTTGGTGATACGTCTATCAGCGCTTTCACTAATTTTGCGCTGAAGACTAATGAGCAGGAATACCTGAGTGAAATCTTCGCTGGTGGTGCTCTGACCAAGGTCAAGAGTGCCGGTATTCTGACTCCGAAGGCTGGCGCCTGACGATAAGTGACGGGGGTAGGGTTACGACTCTACCCCATCTCGTTTTTAAGGATTAGATATGACTAACATTTATGCTCACCTTGCGGACGGTGACGTGCCCAAGTCTCAGCATGTCACACAAGTAAGTTTCGTTGATAACTCCGGGAAGAACATTAACTTCAGTGCCCAACTGGATGATACCGGAAACGCGTTGGCAAATCTTCGTAAGCTTACCAAGTTGCAGAGTGACGCGGGACTGGCTGACGTTATCACCACCGTGAACGCGATTCTTGACGCCATCAAGTCCAATGCGTAACCGGTAGAATAGTAGGGGTATCCCAATGTGGGGTGCCCCTTTTCGCATATTTGGAGGAAAAATGTCTTTTATCACGATTGAGAATATTGGCGGTGAGAACGCTCGTAAATGGTTGCCGACCATTCTGCCCGCATTGCAGAAACTTTTATGTGGCGCAATGGTGGCACAATCCACTGGTGAGAAATCGGCCATCGTTGGAGATGACGGCCATACTGTTGACTTGGGCGCATGGTATAAGGCAGTCGCATCCGTAAACATTAACGGTAAAATGGCGGCTTACACGTTCATCCCGACCACGGGTGACATGGATTACAATACCGGCCAAGTCGAACGAATGTACGGCAACACGCTCACCCTTGAAACAAAGATCGAGCCGGGCACTGTAGTAACCGTCGCAGGAACATACGGTTTCAACACCATCCCGGATAGTCTGCAAGCCGTGTTGTCAGGCATGGCCAGTGCAATGCAACGCCACGCGGACGAAACGGATATAATCACCAGCAAGAGCATAGAAGACGTTAGCGTGTCCTACCAACGGAACACAGCCACCGACACGCTCACTCAAGCAATCCAACCATATCTAAGCGTCATTAACATGTGGAGTCTCTGCGAGAAGCCGTTAGGCGTCGGAGGTATCGCAACACCCAACACACTGCCAGTAGTGCCGTATTGGATTGGGGACGGTGACGGTCTTGGACTGTAATCCATTCAAACTTTTTCCCGACCAAGTAGAAACCGTCGAACTATGGAAGTATGCGAGCAGTGAACGAAACAACAAGAAGCTAGCGGACGTGCACGCGATAATCAAACGTTCAACCAACTCCGACGCGTTCGGAGACTATGGTGTGCGTATCGCCACTCGCAGATTCCATTTGCAAGCAGAAGACATACCAGCAGACCTACGCGACCCGGACATGCTATTAGACCTGATAGTCAAAACCAAAAACCGAGCGTTCAAAATCACTCAAGCAAGTCAAGGTGACGACATGACCACTGGGGAAACACGGTTCATCACCGTCTACGCTCAACCCTACGGAAGGAGCACACTATGAGCCTACACGTCACAATCAATAAAAGCGTGTATGAGCAAGGCCGTCAAGCCATGCGCAATGGTTTAGCCCACATGCTCACCGATATCCACAAGGATGCAGTAACCAACGCCCCAATCGGCAAAGCACCCGAAGACAAACACCCCGGACTATTGAAAGACTCAGGACGTTTCAAACTCCAAGGCATGAAAGGCTATGTCGCCTTCGGTGGCGGCAGAGTCCCATACGCCAAACGACGAGAATACGAAAACCATCGACACCCCGGCACAAGACTCTACCTACATCGTGCAGTAGCCAAAGCCCAAGCACACGCGGACAACTATTTCCAAAGGATACTAAAATGATTGAACTGGCAGTAGCATTAGATCTAGCAGAACACGGCTTCGGTACTTATGGGGAAACCATCTTCGTAAACGAAAGCCCCATATTAGACACGGGCGCAGTCAGCAGTAAGGATGGCATATGGATAACCTCAACCACAGTAAGCAACGGCAACGGACATTACACTGACCAACTCACCATAAGCACACGCTTCTACGATGTAATCCGACAAGGCGAATACCTACTAAAACTCATGGAATACATCAACACGCAACTAGTAGACCAATGCACGCTAAGCTGTCAACCAGAAAGCCCAATAGTCTACAACAAACTCACCATAAGCCCCGCAAGCAGTATAGACTTAGACGCGGTAGACAGTGAAGGCCACTACGTGAAAAGCATCCACTTCACCATCACCTACCCACTCCCAGACTTAAGCGGGGTAAAAGTGATAAACTAGGAACTAAGCAGAAAACGATAATCATTCTCAATAAGGAGTAACACAATATGGCCACCACAGACTACAGTCTGATCGGCAAGAAAACCGTATACATCGGGCAAGAAGAATTTGCGCCCGAACTCGTCGGCTCTGATGGTATCACTATCACACTCACCCCGAACACGGTTGATGTGGAGTCTCAAGCCGGAACTATTAGTATTCCCACAGGCACCTATAGCGAGATCAGCGCCACTATTCCACTCATCATTCCGAACATGGCAGTGCTTGGCCGCATCTTCCCGTCTCTTGCTACCAAGGGCACGGCAGGAACCAAGGTCACTTTCGGTGCGGGTGAATGCTCCGCAATCACTAGCGAGCCTATCGTTATTCATAACACGTGCGACGCGGATAGTACGAACGACGTGTATATCCCGGCCGCTCTGATTCAGAATGGTGGCGAGTTCACCATTGGTTCCACTAGTGACCCCGTGACGATTGAACTGAAAATTACCATGCTCCCGGATGAGAAGGGCTACGTGAACTTCGGTTGCTCCGACCCGACTAAGCGCACCAAGTATGACCCCGAGCAACAGCAGTACGTGGAAATTACTGCAAGCGGTACCGTCGGAGAGTGAGGTGAAGCATGAGTGAAACCGTCACTATCGATACTCGCGAACAAACCGAGGAACACACCTTCAAACTGATTACCTCCAATAATCCCGAAGGCACTGTGTTCACCGTTAATCCTATGGGTGCGGGCACGTATCTGAAGTTCATGGACAAGGTGAAAACCCTTCAAGCATTGAACGCTCAGGACATGAGTAGTAAGCAATTGCTGAAGATTCAAAACGACTTGTGTAATCTGCTTATCCCACTGGTAAGCCCGACCGACGAGTTTAAAACGTGGGCTGAGGAAGCGGAACAGAAATACCCGCTAGCATATCAGGCGGTTATGCGTCAGATTATGCGTTTCGTGTTCGGTAAAACGTATTTCTAATGGGGGTAGTCAATGACGGTGCATAAGGTCATTGACGATTTTACGCCGGAGCAGTTAGCGAAGCTTAAAGCCATGAAACAGGCTGAGAGCAAGTCTAAGGCTTCGGCGTTTTTTCGTGATGACGAACTACTACTGGCTGAGTTCGGCAAATATTACGGTTGGCAGGCTGTCCGAGACGTGCTAGCTGACGAGGTGAGTTACGAGACTTTCATAGCCTTATTGAACGCTGGGCGGAGTCTCGCAATCCGTGACCGCATACTACACGTGAATGACATGTATGTTGCGTTTGGTGCGGCGCAAGCCAAAAAGGGAGACAAAGTGTTAAAGCAATACGTGAAGCAATTGGAACGGGGGATGTGATATGGCGCAAGCGGGTGAGATTCGTTTCGATGCCGTTATCGACACTAGCGGCTATGAAAAAGGCGCAAAGGATATTCAGAACGCCACTGACGATATTAAAGAGTCAGCGGAGCAGGCGGACAAGGCCACCGAAGACGTTGGTAAGAACGGTGGTAAGAACGCGCCGAGTATTAAGGACGCGTTCAGTAAAACGTTCGACGGGATTAGTGAACTTGCCGACGGGTTGGGTTTGAGTTTGCCTAGCAAGCTTGTTAAGGTTGCTAGTATTGGCGGAGCATTGGCCGCGGTCGGTGGCGTGTTCAAAACGGGTATTGATACGGCGATATCTCAGATTGATGTGCAAGGCACTTTGGACGCCCAGTTAGGTAAGGGTAGTGTGGCCGCTCAAAACGCTGGCAAGGTAGCTGGAGAACTGTACCGGCAAGGGTGGGGCGAAAGTTTGGAGGACGTGGCTAATGTCGCGTCTAACGTCAGTTCTGTGATTCGTGGCATTGGTGAGGGTGATTTGAACACTGTCACGAAGGCGACGGAAGTGTGGGCGCAAACGTTTGACGCGGACGCGGGTGAGAGCGTGCGTGGTGTCAAAGTCCTTATGGAAAAATTCGGTTTGAGCGCTCAGGATGCAACCGACCTTATGACCAAGGGCATGCAAAACGGGTTGAACTACACCGACGAACTGGGCGACAACCTGTCCGAGTATTCTGGCCGTTGGGCTGAAGCAGGTACCAGCGCGCAAGAATATTTCTCCTTGCTTCAGGCTGGCGTGGATAGTGGAGCCTACCAATTGGACAAGGTGGGCGACTTCCTTAACGAGTTCCTTACCTCTCTGACGGACGGTCGTATTGAGCAGAGTATTGGAGAGTTTTCAAAGGGCACTCAGGACGTTTTCAACAGCTTCAAGGACGGTAAGGCCACTGCGGAAGACGTGTTAAATGCGATCATTGGTGAGATGGGCACCATGACCGATAAAACCAAGGAAGCTAGTCTAGCGTCAACTTTATGGTCTAGTCTTGGCGAGGATAACGCGCTTGGCATGATCGAAGCTCTCGGCAACGTGCCGAACAGTTATGAAAATATCAAGGGTGCTACAGACGAAGCCGCAGACAGCACAATGAGCATCGGGCAACAGTGGGAAGCGTTCAAACGCACTATGGCCGGTACACTGGGTGACGCGTTCACACCATTTGTTAAGGGTTTCCTAAACGGTTTGACTGACATGACGGGGAAGTTTACCGACTTCGTGAACAATACCGATTGGAGTGGGCTAGCCAATATTTTAGGAAGTCTTGGCACTGCCATTGGTGGCGTGTTCACCGTAATTGGTAATTCTATTCAACCCGCATTAGATTTGCTTAAAATGTTCTCCGACTGGTTTAGTGCGAATAGTACGTGGATTGTTTCAACACTCGTTGGTATCGGTGCCGGTTTTGCCGTGTTCAAGACCGCGCAAATCATTAGTAGCGTGGTCGGTTTTCTTAAGTCGTTCAGTGTTGCGGAGACTGCCGCTACAGTAGCGCAATGGCTGTTTAACGCGGCTATGGCGGCTAATCCGCTGGTGTTGGTTATCACGCTATTGGCGGCGCTTGTAGCTGGTTTGGTTTACTTTTTCACGCAGACTGACGCGGGTAAACAAGCATGGCAGGACTTCTGTCAGACCATGCAAGACTTGTGGCAAAACCTGTGCGACTTCTTCCAAAACATTTGGGATAACATTACTAAGTTTTTCACGGACGCTGGGACGAACATTCAAAACGCGTGGAACGCTGTCACCGACTGGTTCAGCGGTATCCCCGGCAGAATCAAGGGTTTCTTCAACGATATTGGCGCATGGTTCGGGAGCAAATTCCAAGAAGCCAAAGACGCTATCGTGAACAGGTTCAATGAGGCTGTGGACTTCGTCAAGGGTATCCCCGGCAAGATCAGGGATTGTTTCAATGGTGCGGTGAACTGGCTTAAGGATGCTGGCGGGAATATCGTTCGAGGCTTGTGGAATGGTATCAGTGACATGTTTAATTGGGTGCGTAATAATATTCTCGGCTTCGGTAAGAATATCGTCAAGTGGGCTAAACAGGCGTTGGGTATCCACTCTCCGTCTCGTGTCATGGCCGAAGAGGTCGGCAAGTATATTCCGTCCGGTATCGAAATGGGTATCAAGGCTAACACTAGTGGTTTGATGGACTCGTTGGACACGTTGAGTTTGGATATGGTTGACGCTGTAAAGGTGCCGACTACTACTACTGGCTCACTGCCGGTGTTTGATGCTTCTTCGAGTGGTGTCACGTCCGCGATGCCGCAGACTAGTATTGTTATTCAGAGTATGCAGGTGCGTTCGGATAATGATATTCGTCTGATTGCTCAAGAGTTGAATCGTTTGCAACGTCGTGACTTGAAGAGGGTGTGAAATTGAGAATCGTTTTCAATAACACTGATTTAGCTACCGTCCTACCTGACACCGTGCTTTATATCGGTAACGTGACTGGCCGCGAATTCGTCAGCCCGGACGTGACCACGGTAGCATATAAGGGTGCGCATGGTAGCCGATTCGTTGGCAATCGTTATCCCGCGCGTGATATTCAAGTGGAAGTAACCGTTATCGGCTACTGCTTTCAGATGATGCCATCTTACGCGTCTAAGCTTATGAGCGTGTTGGCAACCGACGTGCCCGCTAGTCTGTCTTTTTCCGATCAAGAGGGCACGTATCAGGCTATCGTTAGCGCGATTGACTTGGAAGAGCATGAGACTTACGCGAATGGTACTATCACGTTCACGTGTCCTGACCCGTTCCGTCATGGTACCGTGTATGATATTGATTTCGACACGCTCCCGACTGACACGTTGCACACAAATTACAATGTGGAACCGGTTTTTAATCTTGTGGTGAATAAGTCCGCCAACAATTTCAGCATTAATGTTAACGGCGACGTGCTCACCTTGGATATGCAAGTCGCTCAAGGTGACGTGATAGTGATCAACAGCGAGACACGCACTGTCACCGTCAATAACAAGCTCACAGTATTGGAAACGTCCGGCACGTTCCCGAAATTGAAGCAGACTGGGAACACGGTTAGTTTCTACCCTGAATGCGTCGTTAATGGTTTGTATACTGCGAGGTGGCTATGATGCTGGCAGAAGACACTATCACCCTTGTGGGATTGCAAGGGCATGAACTTCGTACGCTCAGCCCGCGCGCGGAATGGACGTTCGACCAACGTTCCGACTCCACTAATCAGCTCACCGTCACTGTTGGCACGGATGAAGCAACCGACGTTGTGGGCGACATGGAACTATTATTCCAACACCGTCGGTTCGTCATTAACGAAGTGAACCGCACGCGCGACACGGAGACGTGTGAAATTGTCGCGGATGAAGCGCAAGCAGAAATGGCGAGTATCGAAGTCGAGTCATTCCAAGTCGAGAAAGCCAAGCTAAGCGCGGCAGTCACACAATTGTTGTCTAACACGCTTTGGACGGTGGGAACGATTGAGGATGATACGCGCACGATTTACGCCGACCTTCAAGGCAAAAAAGTCACGGAATTGTTGACGTGGTTGGCTAATCAGTCTAACCAAGTGTTATCTTTCGATTCCGCGCACCGTAAAGTCTCGTTTATCAAACGTGATTTAACACCGTCCGGTGTCGTGTTTAATTATGACGTCAACATGTCTAATATCAAGAAGACTGAGACGCCGCCGACCTGCACCGTCCTGCACCCTATCGGCGCCAATGGATTGACTGTGGCAAACGTGAATCATGGCAGTGAGTTGGTGGAAGATTTCGGCTGGTACACGTCACTCGGCATGACCGAGAACGAGGCACGCGCCCGATTCACGAAACGGCAGGAATGGCAGGACGAACGTTACACCGTCGTGCAGAATCTGCTTGATGACGCGAGGAAGAAACTCTCAGTGTCCGCATATCCTACGCTATCTTACGATTTGACAGCTGTTGACGGTATCAGCGATTTACGTTTGGGCCAGCAAGCTTACGTGTGGGATAATGTGCTTGACGTGCGCGTGTTGACAACTGTCAGTGTTATCCACACGTCCAGCGTGCATGATGACGATAGTGTGACATTGGATTACGTGCCACCATCGTTCACCATTGCGACCGATGATACTACCGGAGATACGACGTCCACGACGGAGGCTAGCGTATTTCAAGCATTCAACGACACGGAATATATGCTAGGTGATACGGTCACACGCGTACTACCCTTGAGCATTAATGTTTACTCGGATACTATGCTTGAGTGTAATCTATGTCTCACTGTTAAAACCACGACGGCTGGACTGCTCGAAGGCTATTTCCTTTTGAACGGTGAAAAGGCTGGCCCGCGTATCATGCAGACATGCGCGGAGGGGTATGTCACTATCGGCCTTCCGTTCTTGATTACGAACGTGAGCAGTAATGACCAGACCACGCTTGACTTGTATCTTAAGCATGGTGGCGCTGGTAGTCTCGCTATCAATGACGCGCAAATCTATATCAGTGCTAAGGGCGCGTATGGTGGCATCACTAACGAACGTCCTGACCGGCGTGTGGTTGACTCTGTGGAACGTTTTAAACGCGAATGGCGTAACGTTGAGGATACGACGTCTATCATGTTCCCGGAACGCAACGACACTACTGTTGCTGAAACTGTGGAACGGTTCAAGACGGAATGGCGTGAAACTGAAGACGTTGTTAATCCGATTGTGTGGCTTGAGTATAAGACGCTCACAATCACTAACGCCGAGAATGATACTGTGTTTACGCTTATCCTGCCGGACAAGAGTCAACGTGAAATGTCTGCTGTTGTTGACGGGGCTACAATGTTTGACTTGAGCACACTTGGTTTGACTGGTTCGACTAAAATTATAGTAAAGGAACTTGACGTGAGTGTCACGGTGACGCTTTGAAAGTGAGGGGAAATATTTTGAACGAGTCAGTGGAACGGTTGAATATCATGCCGCACGTGAAAGGTCACGTGGCCGTGGATGTGATGGAGGACGGGCGGATTGTAGACCATGCGGAGCATGATAATTATGTTAGCCCGTTCGTTTATGACGCGTTACGCAAGTATGTCAACGCGTCTTTTATGATGTTGCATGATGGGACGAACTTGTATCGGACTGGTTCTGCTTTTCCAAAGTATGCGCTTAATAGTGCGTTTATCCTGACCGACTACGCGGGGCCTGTCAACACTCGGGAACGTGTGATTCACGGCACTCCACTGAGTTACGGTTATCATCAATATGTTTCGAATAATGTGAATGAATGTAGCTTCAACCAAGACGAATCATATCGCAAGGCTAACTCTTTGCGTTTCGTGTTTGATTTTTCAACCTCGCAAGGTAACGGCACGTTCCAAAGCATTTATAGTAGCCCATCCATGGATAATCCAGCCTATAAGGCTGGATACGAACTTTTGACAGAGCTTAACGTTCGTTGGCCAGTGACTTACTGTGATGGAAAAATTTATACTCCGGACACTGATAGTCTTATCGCCTTCACGGTTGATGATTGGATTACACGACTTAACGGTGATACGTGGAATAGGCAAACCGTGCAAGTCCCTAACGCCGGATTAAACAACGGGACATCTTTAACCGCTTATAATCATTCCATTTATTGGATTAACGGCCAGTCTGTTTGCAGTGCGCCGGTGTCTGATTTAACTGACGTGACAACGCATAATATTGGAGATTATTGTCGATCGATTTCTTACTCCGCTATTCGTGACTCGTTTTTCATCCTCTTCCAAAATGAGGTCAGGGAGTATTCGACTTCTTTCCAGCTTAAGAAAACTTTCACTGGGAAGTATTATTATATTTCTGCCATGCCGGAGGAAAACAGTATCCTACTCGATAATCGCGTATATGATATTGACGATAATGCTAACGCGTTGAAACCATGCGCCCGATGGGAGGCAACCTCACCGTTTGACTGCATGACGTTCATAGGCGATTTCGCTTTAGCCTATGGCGGCGATTACGCGAATACCGGATTGTACTTGGGTTCGCAGTATTTCAGTCGTGCCCGATTGGATAAGCCAGTGACGAAGAACAGCAGGCAGACAATGAAAATCACTTACGATTTCACCATGCCCCCGATTGATTGGGAGCATTGATGAAAACGGCATTATTATGCGCCATCCTCGGCAGTCAGACGGTGACTATTCTCGTGCAATGGGTGTTGAGCAAAATCGATGCGAAACGCAACCCATTACGCGAGGGTGTGAAAGAACTCTTGTTCTGCAAACTGAAACAGTTTGACGAACAACGGGAGCATAACGGGTTCGTGCCCATCGCGGATAAGGAAACTGTTGAACGCGTCTACAACGCCTACCATGCTTTAGGTGGTAATGGTGTGGGCACTGAGATAACTAACAAGATTCGTACTTGCGCAAGCAGTAGGGAGGGAAAATGAAACAAAAGCCGAAACATAAGCGGTTTAAGCGGAGCATGGTCAGGCCGGTTGCCGGTTTGGCGTTGAGTGCGACTATCATGCTTTCGCCTAGCGTGGCGTTGGCGAACATGAATGGAGTGGACGTGAGCGGATGGCAACCAGCGAACATCACGCGCACCATTCCGGCTGATTTCGCTATCGTCAAGGCAACCGAGGGCGTGGACTTCACTAACACTTCGTGGGTTAGCCAGATCACTGGCGCTATCGAAACCGGGAAGATTCATGGGTTGTACCATTATGCGAATGGTGGCAGTGCGGTTGCGGAAGCCGACTATTTCGTTAACACGGTCGGTTCCTATGTTGGTCGTTCTATGCTCGTGTTGGACTGGGAGAGCTACCGTAACGCGTCATGGGGCAACGGTAATTGGGTTCGCGATTGGGTGAATCGCGTGCATGACCGGACTAGTGTCTGGCCTGTGGTTTATGTGCAAGCGTCCGCCGTGTGGCAGATTCCGCAAGACGTGCGCCAACATTGTATGCTGTGGAAGGCACAGTATGCGAGCAATGCCGTCACTGGCTATCAGTCTCAGCCGTGGAATGCTGGCAGTGCAGGTGAGGGCATGTTGCAATACACGTCTCACGGCATGTTGAGTGGCTATAATGGTTTCCTTGACCTTGACTTGTTCTTCGGGGATAAGACCGCTTGGGGGCGTATTGCCTGTGGTGAGCGTAGTGGGTGCGTGCCTAATTCGTTTGCTAATACTGGCACCATAACGACGGTCAGGCATGACACACCGAACACCACACCTAACGGTGACGTTAACCAGATGGCCAACGATGTGATAGCCGGAAAGTATGGCAATGGCGCGACACGCAAGGCTTTGCTGGGTGGCTATTATGATTCGGTCATGAGGATTGTTAACAATCGTCTTGGATGTGGTACGGCTCAATCGTCTGCGCAATGCGTTTACGTCCAGTCTGGTGACACGTTGAGTTCGATTGCCTCACGCTATGGTGGTAGTTGGAATGAGTGGACGGGCTACCGTTCTGGCAATCCTAACGTGATCTACGCGGGTGAGCGTGTTTGCCGTCGATGGACTAACGTTTCCACGGGTGTAGCACGTCGTTATACTGTCCGGTCTGGTGACACGTTGAGCGGTATCGCGGCACGATATAAGATTAATATGAGTCAGATTAAGGGCTACCGTTCTGGCAATCCTAATGTGATTTATCCGGGCGAAACCTTGTATTGGTGATTGGAGTAAATTATGGATATTACTCAGGCTGAGACTATCGCGGTTGCTATCGTCGGTTTGGTTGCTCCCGTGTTCGTGCAGGTTGTTAAACCTATTCTGCCGGATAACATGACCGCCTTGTTTAGTCTCGCGGTCAGTGTCGTGCTGGGCATGTTGGCTATCGCGGCTGTTGGCGGGTTCAACCACGGTTATACGTGGGGTATTCTGCTTGTCGCTGTGATTGGTGTGTCGCAGACGGTTTACACTGCTGTTAATCAGGTGATGGGCGGCAAGCTCGGCAAAACGTTTGTTGACGAAAACGAGTTAGCCTAGTATAATGTGAAGTGCTGAAAGTTTTGGCGATTGACTTTTAGTGCTGTCATTGATAAGCCGCACGGTTTCCTTTCACCGTGCGGCTTCTCCTTTTTTAAATGTCTTTCAACCCGTCCCACGTTTGCACTGGAATGCTTTCAGGTCGTGCGAAACCTGAAACGATTAATCCCAGCCGTTCGGCTTCTTTCACGTTCTCATGCACCCAACCGTGGCAACCGGTGGTACCTGACCCGCAGAGGGTTATGAGGTTTGGACTGGAATGCATTTCAGCATAGGGGTGCGAGCGTAAGCGCCGGTGGTGGATGGAGTAGCCGAAGGGCGTGTATCTCACGTCCCGCCCGCATCTTACACACCGGTAGTGGTCGCGTTCCAACACGAGTTGGCGGGTTTCTTCGGTCGGGTTTTTCTCTTTTGGTTTGCCTTCTTTCGCTAGCATTATTTCTCCGATTGCTCCACGCAAAATTCTGCTAATTGCGCGAGTGCAACCCCCAGCATGGCGTAGCTTTCCTTGCTGAGGGTTGCGGCTTCACCAATCGTGTAGGTTTGTTTTTCCTTATTGGTGGTGTAGCGTAGTTTTTCTTCCACCATTGAGTCGGCTAGTTCAACGCTGACATGCATAATAAATTCTGGCATGTTTTTCATTTTGTTTCCTCCCTTGGTTGAAATGATGCGACTTGTTCGCCTTCATCATCAAAAATGGTTGCGACGTCTCCGTGTTCCACTGTTTTTCTTGCCATTGCTACGGCTTGGCTGAATGTGGCGCATACATAATCGACACCGTTGAATCTTACTGCATACATGTTTTATTCCTTTCAGTTGGGTGCCCCGCCCTTGCGGGCGGGGCGGGGGGTGTCAGTCGCAGAGTTCTTCAATCTGTGCTTTATATGTGGTGTCATAGCTGGTTTCATGGAACTTGTTGACACGTCCGAACGTGAAACCGTATTTGCGTTCACATTTGCGACGGATTGAACGGAGAATGTTCTTTGTTTCCACCGCTTCACTGTGGAACGTGTAGAAGGCGTCAAGTTCCGGAATGTCGATGGTTTGTTTTCCGTCGAAGTAGCTGATGTTGATTGTTGCGGTGGTCATTTTGATTTGTCCTTCCTTGTTTGGTTGATAGTTTTATAATACATCACTTGGTTATGCGACACGCCGACGTTCGACAAACACGCCCCAACACATCGGATACTTCAGCGGCACAAGTCGGGACACGCGATAGTCAGCGCCATAACGCACTTCAGCAAGCCGAGCAATAACCGCGTGCGCTCTCTCCCTTGCTTCGGCAACACGCTTATCATAGCCACGCTTGCGCTTCTGCCAACCGTCGCTAGTCCTCTCATACACCTCCCATACGACACCATTTCCCGAATAATGAGACTGCACACGATAGTCGTAAGCGTCAACGTTCCTATATTTCACCCTATCCCCCTTTTTAGTACATTTCAGCGATGTGTCGAGTGAACGCGCAGACGCTGACTGCCGTCAGATAACCGCGTAAACCCGTCTTCCTAGCCATGAGAAACCACACTGGGAAAGTGATGAAGGGCGCGAGACACCAACCGCACACGGCAAGATTCTTCAAGCTTTTCGCCTGTGCCTTTTTCCCTACCGCCACACAGTGTTTGCGGTTATCGTCCGTGGATTGCGTGAATTGTTCGTAATGGTCGGCTACTTTGTCGCACGCCATTTTCCAGCTTTCACGCATGATTCTTAATTTCAGTCCGTACCCGTCCGTGAGCTGGACGCAAGTGTTGAGGTATCCGGCGACTAGTCCGGCCTGTACTGCTTTGTTCATTTCTTTGTCCCTTTGCGGTAGGTGTAGAGTGCCGCCAACATGCACGCGACACCGATAATATTGATGAAGTTCATGTTTTCATTTGCGGATAATACGATTCCGAAGAGAAAGAGTATCGCTACGAATCCGTCGTTTTTATTCATTGTAGGCTCCTTTCATTAGTGGTGCCCGCTCTTGCGAGCGGGGCGGTATGGGTTACTTGGTGTGGGCTTCGTACTGCCTATTGAACCATTCAGTATATTCTTCACGGTTTTTGAATTCGTGCTGTTCGCTCTTGGCTCCGAATACTGCACTGCCCTTGTGAGGTTCGTTCCATATTTCCAGTACTGAGATGCTGTGGTCTTCGTTGGTGTTGACGACGATGCAGTAACCGTTGATGTTGTGGAATTCGGTGTTCATTTTGTTTGTCCTTTCATCGTTGGTAATTACATAATACATCATTGTTGAGTGCGACACGCCGGAAAACAGAAAAGGGAACCCACGAAATTCTTCGTAGATTCCCTAATCTCAACGACTGCAATACGCTAAGCACTGCACCTCAAGCTCATCCACATGACGGTAACACACTCCATCAAACACGAAAAAAGGCGCGGTAGAATACTTGTGACACTTGCGCAAAGTCCAGTAACGACTATTACCCGGCTGAACTATCATGAGGGCAATCATAACGCCCGTTTTCTTCTTGATGCGCAACACCATTTTTCGTAGCTCGTCAATCAACTCGCGGTGTTTGCATCCCGCGCAATCGTCGAAAACCGCGTAAATGACACGTCGTGAAATGCTCACCAGTCCACACCTCCCAGTTTTTGCAGTTCGTCAATGAGAGTTAACGTCTGCAATTCTTTTGTCTCCTGTGCTTCGATTTCACTTGCAACACTCCGCCGCTCTACCGCGAACACCTCATGTTGCAAACTGCCGTAAACCCTATCGTCAAACATGGTGAAATACACCGTTTGCAAGTCAGGGTTAACGACAAAATACTGCAACACTTGGGCTTGATACTGTTCCGGGATGAAGTCGAACTCTCGACGCGATTCTAAAATCTCCGGGAAGAGTTTGAGCGCCAACGACTGCAATTCATCGCGTTGACTATTCGGAGTTTCCGAATCGTTGAGCATCTGGAGTACGCGGAACGGGACAACCGTCTGCAAATGGTATTTCGTGCCCAAACTTTTCGCTTCGAACGCGAACGTGGGATTATATTCCAGCCCGTTAATATCGATTTGCGGCTTGGCGTGAGCGTCAGGACTGACCGCAATACGATCATCCACGTCACTTACCCACATTCCAGTGTCGAATTCAACAACGTCGGTGGAAATGTCAAGTTTCTCGCACGCCATCATGATGTTAGTGTTTTCCAAACGGTGGCCGCGTTCCATTGGCGGTTCCCCGTCCGGCTGTTCCGCGATCATGTCGGCGAGGAACTGCCAAAAATCGAGGTTGACTTTTAGTCGTTCGTTATCTCGTTTGGCTTGTTCGGCTTTCTCTCTGTATTCTTCGGCCTTTTCTTCGGTCTTTGCCTTGTCTGCCATGGCTTCGAGCTTGGCTACGTCCTTTTGGGCGTAATGTTCGAGCGCGAGTGTTCCGGCTTTGGTGCCCGTGATTTTACCAATTCGCGCGTCCAGCCATGCTTGAGTGTCCTGCGCTTGAGAAACGTTCAGAATCTTCATTTTAGTTTTCCTTTCTTACCGGTAATCCGTTTTCCGTGGTGGAGAGCATGTATGCTTTCAGTAGTGTGTCCGCTATTTTTTGACGTCGTGCGGGCGGGATGCGTCGGAACTTGTTTTCCCAATGCGCGACTTGGCATTGCCGCACACCGTACATTTTTGCCATTTCACGCTGGCTGATACCGAACGCGTTGCGCAAATATTTCAACAATTCACTATCATCCAAAGAGTCAAGATAACTATTCCGACTGTTGACGGCGCGAAGATTGTTTTTTTGGTCTAGTGTGAATAGATTGCCGTTTTTTGACTGGATAAGGTAGGCGTAAACGTCTTCCTTGATTCTGTATTCTCGCTCTCCGGCGACGGTTTTGAATGTGATTGGCATAGCTCCCGGCCATAGTGTGAGTCTCATTTATCCTCTCCCGCAATCTCTTCATCATAGTGGACGTATGCGATTCCGTTGACGGTGTTGAATTGTCCTCGCACGATGGCTTTATAAAAAGTCGGTTCGATTCCAGCCAAGTAGAGCAAGTCTAGTGCGTCTTCTCTGGAATTTGGGTAGATTGCGATTTGCGGAGTGTAGTCTTTTAATTCAATGTCTGGTGAGTCTTTAGCCACTTTGTCAAGCTTGGTTAGGGTCTCTTTAAGGAATGTGACGTATTGAGCAAGGGTTATTGTATCTTCCATTATTGTTCCTTTCATTAGATGGTGCCCCGCCCTTGCGGACGGGGCTGTGGTTTGGTTTAGAGTGCGTGTTCCTTGAGCAGTTCGGTGAATTCGTCGGAGTCTACCTGTTCATAATCGGTGTAGCCGTTCATATCGCAGATGGTGCGGAGGTCTTTCGCGGCTCCGTAGGTGTCCCAATTGCCGTCATCCTGCCCGCTGTTTTCAAGGTAGTTGACGATGTAGGCTTCTGCTGTGCTGAGGTTGATTGCCATTTTGTTTGTCCTTTCCTTGGTTGGTAATTACATAATACAACAGTTTTGATCACGACACGCCGGACTAGAGATAATCCATGACAACGAAACCCATGCCCGCCAAACCAATAAGGATATCAGCCAATGCGAGAAGTACCGTACGACTGTCCCCGCAAAACAATGACACGCCCAAAGCAACAGCGGACACAATCGTAAGCACCAAGAACCCGAAAAACATAGCAATCTTTTTCACTTGGTACCGCCCTTGCTGATGGCCTGACGGAGAAGCATAACGTCATGCTCGGTCAAGTCCTGAGGCTTACGCACCTCATGGCCGAACTGCGATGCCAAAGCGTTGACGTAAAACCCTAGATTGGTTCCAGCGGCCTGAGCCATGTCGTTAAGGTCGTTGACTTCCTGTGCCGTGGCCTTCCGTGGTTGTTGTGGTGCAGAATAGTCGCGCATGGCGGCACCGTCATCGTCCTTGTCGGGGAAGATACCAAGGGCGGCGTAGAGGGAGTAGCGTCGCGCGTAGGTTACTGCGGAGCCGATTGCCTGCGGGTCGGGCACCACCACGAAGGGATAGTCGCCCACATTCAGGGTTTTTTCAGCGTCGAAAATGATTGTTTCGACCGTGCCGTAGCTCACTTTGTCGCCTACCGCGCCCATGCGCACCACCTGTCGGAAGGCTAAATCATGCTTGGCGAAAATAGGTTTGATGGTTTTGAGAATGGTGGATAGGTTGAGGTATTTGTAGGTGCGTTGTCCGGCGTTGGCGGTGAGGTCGGTGACGAAGTTGGGGACTTCGTTGAGGACTGCCATATATTTTTCTTCGAGTTTCATTATTGTTCCTTTCAATTGGCGCCCCGCCCTTGCGGGCGGGGCGGGGGGGGTGTTTAAAGATATTTTATTTCTGCTTCGTAGACTGCGCACTGGTCTAATCCTTGATGCCATGTGAAATCGTCTACAAGGCAGACTCGTCCGAATGTGAAATCTTCGTCTCGTTTGAGGATGTTGCGCATGTTTGCCAATTGGTTTTTGATTTCCACTGCTTCGCTGTGAAATTCGTAGACTTCTCCGGTTTCCTTGACTACGAGACGTTGCTTGCAAGCGCGATGGCTGAGTTAGATGATTGCGGTGGTCATTTTGGTTTGTCCTTTCTTGTTGTTGGTAATTACATAATACATCATTGTTGAGTGCGACACGCCGAACGCGGGAGAATCTCGCCCAAACGACTCAACCCCCTAGCATTCTCAAGACCACGGAACCGTTTAGCAGATTGCGCAGACTCTTCCAAACCACGCCCACTCAACCGATTCCGCCGATACTCCCAAATCGCATCACCCTCGATACCAAGCGCGGCAATCTCACGCGTAATGTCAGCCTCGGAAGGCGTATGGTCACGTTTCCACCTACGCCAAAACGCATTGAGATCGGCGGGCATGAGATACGGACGCTTCTTCGCGTATTCAGGGCTTGCGAAAAATTGGCGTATAGCTTCCTTCGCCACGTCAAGTCGCATGTCAGTGGCTAACGCTTCCATCCATGCGGCCACCTGCATATCGGTCACAAGACGATTATCAAAGGCGCTGGCATAGGTTAGGAGTGCTTGCACCTGCAACTTGTTCATTTCAATTCATCCTTATATTCCACTTGCATTAATTTCACGACTTTCACCATGCCGTCCAAGTCACTTTTTCTAAGGTATAGCCAGAAGAGACCTTCCGTATAGGTGGTGGCTTGGTGTGCAAGGTCTAACATGTTGTCCATGTAGAGACAGCACTTACCCACTTGCGTGAGGTTGTGCGCGTCCAATGGTTTGCCATCAATTTGCAGACGGCATTTCTCGTCATTGTCGATAGCCCTCTGTAGATACCATTCTGCTTTCTGCAAGTCTTCAAGCGGATGTCCCTTGAGTCTATACCGCCACACGTATTTTATTGCGTTGCCTACGCAAAAGCTGTGGTATTGCGCGACTTCGATGCATTCGCAAGGTTTCGTGTTGTCGGTGTAGTGTGCTGGATGATTAACGTTGTCCATGATTGTTTCCTTTCAGAATTGCGGTGTGATTGAGTCCAGAAAATCGTCAAGGTAAAGGATGAAGTCTTCTTGTATTGAATCGTGAAGTTGTGGCTGATAGTCCGCATGTAGCCATTGGATGCCACTGGACATTTTCATCCACTTAATACCGGCAAGATACACGAGTATCGTATTGTTGACTTTATCAATCGTCCAGTCTGAGGGAGCCACAACGTCCATCATGTAACTTTTAGATTGGGCTCCGCTTCTCTGCCGGTTTTCTAAGCCTTTCCATGCTGAGAGCCATACGCGATAGCGGACTATTTTGGGATTGTCTTGCATGGTCACAGCTGTCTCGAATATGGCAGTGTCCTTGTCTTTGTCGCATTCCACGACGGGATGCATGTCATATGGTGGAATGTCGTTGAATAGTGTCAGCATTTTATTTTCCTTCCAATTGGGTGCCCCGCCCTTGCGGGCGGGGCACCCAATTGGAA